CGTCGTCGTGACCTGGACAATATCCTGAAAGCACCACTGGATGCGCTGACGCATGCCGGACTTCTCATAGACGACGAGCAGTTTGATGAAATCAATATTGTGCGCGGTCAGCTCGTTCCTGGGGGGCGGCTGGGCGTGAAGATTTACAAAATTGAGAGTGAGTGATCGTAAATATGATATACCCGGAAATTACAGGCAAAAGCGGCGAGCATTTACGTCTAAAAACGCTGGAAGCCGTCTGGATCCAGGGGAAATTACGGATGTGGGGGCGTTGGTCGTATATAGGTGGTGGCAAACCAGGAAATATGTTCAATCAGTTGCTGGCATCCAAAAAACTGACAAAAACCGCAATCAATGAAGCCCTGCGTAGAATCAGAGAGTCAGGGATTGATAAACCAGAGCTGGAAGCATTCTTGCGAGAGATGATCGCTGGCAGACAGAAGAGCTGGTTGTCTCACTGTACTGATGCAGAGGCGTTACGCATTGATGGGGTGATAAGTAAAGCGCTTGCACGTTATCCTGGATTGATTGATATCCTGCGGCAAAGGTACGAAGGGCGGGGGATGAGTAAACGCAAAATGGCTGAATTGTTGAATGAGGTTCACCCTGAGTGGTGCTATGCAACATGCCGCAATCGTATAGATATGTGGCTGAGAATAGCTGAGTTTATTCTGTATCCACTGATGCGAGATGCATTTTCTTTTACTGACGCTTAGAATCTGGAGGGCGTTTGTTGTTGCACGAAGAGGATTTTTGGCTGGTAGTAAGGTTTATGCAGTTTTAGAAAAAAAGCTTGTATTTTTAGCCATAAACTGTTTCAATCCAGCTACGCTTCGCAAAGCTGTACCGCGAGGCGAATAGCAGACATGGACACCTGAAAGAACCCGCTTTATGCGGGTTTTTTTATGCCTGAAAAACGGCACAGAACATTAAACGCGCTGGTTGTTGTGAATACTGGTCTTTCAGCTTGCTGGCTTTTTCGACAAGAGGTATTGGTATGTCACGTTAACCGGAAAAGGGAAAAAGGCATGCTAAAACAGCTGGATATGACCGAAACCGCCAGAGTGGTGTTTAATGAATTAAGCGTCACCGAACCGGCGACCGTCGGGGAAATTGCGCAGAATACTTACCTTTCACGCGAACGCTGCCAGTTAATCCTGACCCAGCTTGTTATGGCGGGTCTGGCAGATTATCAGTTCGGTTGTTACAGACGCCTTCCGCAGTGAAGGCTTTTTAATTTGTGGTAATGGGCGGCTGGTGGGTGTTAGCGGCACCTGCCAGCCATCTGCTCATGCGTTGGGGTCACAAGCAAACCTCAGGCCCATCTGCTTTGCGCAAAAGCGGTATGAGCCTATCAGAGAAGTGCTTATTGATCTATGATTAATACTGTAAAAATATCCAGTTGTGAGTTAATCAACGCTGATTGCCTGGAGTTTATCCAGACCTTACCGGAAAACTCTGTCGATCTGATAGTCACAGACCCGCCATACTTTAAAGTGAAGCCCGAGGGCTGGGATAACCAGTGGAAGGGCGACGATGATTACCTGAAATGGCTGGACCAGTGTCTGGCGCAGTTCTGGCGGGTACTGAAGCCTGCCGGAAGTCTTTACCTGTTCTGTGGTCATCGCCTGGCATCTGACACCGAAATCATGATGCGTGAGCGCTTTAATGTGCTGAACCACATTATCTGGGCGAAGCCGTCCGGACGCTGGAACGGGTGCAATAAGGAAAGTCTGCGGGCGTATTTTCCGGCAACAGAGCGCATTCTGTTTGCAGAACATTATCAGGGACCGTATCGCCCGAAAGATGATGGCTATGTGGCACAGGGGCGCGAGCTAAAACAGCACGTCATGGCCCCGCTGATTTCTTACTTTCGTGATGCGCGTAAATCACTGGGAATAACGTCAAAACAGATAGCGGAAGCCACCGGAAAGAAAAACATGGCTTCGCACTGGTTTGGTACCAGTCAGTGGCAGTTACCGAACGAGGGTGATTACAACAAATTGCAGGCGTTGTTTGCGCGTGTTGCGGCAGAAAAACATCAGCGCGGGGAACTGGAAAAGCCACACCACCAGCTGGTCAGCACATACAGTGAGCTGAACCGGCAGTACACGGAACTGCTGAGTGAATATAAAAATTTGCGGCGGTATTTCGGTGTGACGGCGCAGGTTCCGTACACCGATGTCTGGACGCATAAACCGGTGCAGTACTATCCAGGAAAACATCCGTGCGAAAAACCGGCAGAAATGCTGCAGCAGATAATCAACGCGAGCAGTCGTCCGGGAGACCTGGTTGCAGATTTTTTTATGGGTTCAGGTTCAACGGTAAAAGCGGCGATGGCACTGGGGCGTTGTGCGATTGGTGTTGAGCTGGAGACCGGACGTTTTGAACAGACAGTCAGGGAAGTTCAGGATTTAATCGTTTGAAACGGATGAGATTGCAGAATTAATTACGCACCATTATTATTCTGCTCCCGGCCCTTTAGCTCAGTGGTGAGAGCGAGCGACTCATAATCGCCAGGTCGCTGGTTCAAATCCAGCAAGGGCCACCATCACATACCGCCATTAGCTCATCAGGATAGAGCGCCAGCCTTCGAAGCTGGTTGCGCGGGGTTCGAGTCCTCGATGGCGGTCCATTATCTGTACCCTGCGTTGTTAGCTCAGCCGGACAGAGCAATTGCCTTCTAAGCAATCGGTCACTGGTTCGAATCCAGTACAACGCGCCACGCTTATTTTTCCAGGCTCGCTTCGGCGGGCCTTTTTCATATCCGCGCCACGCCCGGCGCACATCAAAAAACCACAGAGCCTTTCAGGGGTGAGCTTACGGGATGGTCAGTGTGACTTTCTCTGTGGGCTGGTCACCCCCGGGCGCAGGCTCACCCACTAAAAGGAAAAGTCACGATGTTTGGTATTTTCAAAAAGAAAACCCGCAAGGCCATTACCGAAGTGAAGAAGATGGAGAACCGTGACGCAGTGGAGGCGACCGTCTGGGGCGCGTACTCCATTGCATACGCTGACGGCACCTGTGACGCGAAAGAAATCGCGGTACTGGAAAAAACCATTGCAGCACTTCCTGCCTTTGCGCCGTTCTCCGGTGAGATTGCACAAATGAGTGCAAATATCCGCGCCCGTTATGAAGCGTCGCCGCGTTCTGCCAATGCCGAAGCTCTTCGTCAGCTGGCTGATGTTGCCGGTACTGATGATGCAGTTAATGTGCTGTGCCTGTGTCTGGATATCGCTGACCAGGACGGTATCGCTCAGGAAGAAGAAGCGCAACTGAAGAAAATTGCGCAGGCGCTGCAGTTGCCGCTGGAGCAGTACCTGTGAAAAGTGCGCGCCTTGTGCTGGCTGTCATCCTGTTGTTTCTGGTAGTGATGGTGGATTTCACCGGACGACTGATGTCAGTGCTGACAGATGGTGTGCTGGTGGCGATGGCGCTGGTCGTGCTCCGGCCTTTACTGCGTAAATCTGAATAACATCACACAAAAGGCATCTGCGGATGCCTTTGACGGGGTGTTTTTTTACGGGTCGCTGGTGGCCCTTTTTTATTTTCAGGAGGAAGTATGTCTGAACCCTTATCCGGTTCCGGCACGGCTGCGGCGCTGGGTGGCGCGACGGTATTCGGGCTGTTTACCGGGATGGATTTCGGGATTGTGTTTGGCGCGTTCGCCGGGGCGTTATTTGTGGCAACAATGCCACAGTCACTTTCAGTCTGGCGCGTGGTGGCACATTTTCTGGTGTCGTTTATTGTCGGCGTGCTGGGAGCGCGTGTGCTGTCAGCCTGGATTGCATCAAAAACAGGGTATGACGCTACATCAGCAGATGCGCTTTGCGCGGTGCTGGTCTCGGTGGTGTCGGTGAAGATTCTCTCGTTCATCCACCAGCAGGATATTGCATCGCTGGTGTCCGGTGTGTTCTCCCGCCTGCGGGGTGGAGGAGGCGGCAATGTTAAGTAACCTTCCCGGATTGCTGAATGTGGCGTTATGCACGGTTATCGTGCTGACGCTCTTTTTTTATCGTCGCCGTGATTCCAGACATAAACCGCTGGTGTCATGGCTGGCCTGGCTGCTGATGCTGCTGTATGCCTTTGCGCCCCTCAGCTATCTGTGTGGTCGCCCGTTAGCAACGGGCTGGCTGGAAGTGTTTTTTAATCTGCTGTTCTGCGTGCTGGTGATACGCGCACGCGGGAACGTCACAAAAATCTTTCCATTGTTGAGGTGAATATGCCGGGTAAATTCAGATTCAGCCGTCGCAGTGAAAAAAATCTGGAGGGTGTCAAACCACAGCTGGTTGCTGTAGTTCGCCGTGCGCTGGAGCTGACGGAGGTTGATTTCGGTATTACGGAAGGCCTGCGCAGTAAGTATCGCCAGAAACAGCTGGTTGCGGAAGGGAAAAGCCAGACCATGAACAGCCGCCACCTGACCGGTGATGCGGTGGATGTTGTGGCCTACATTGGCAGTCAGGTGTCATGGGAGTGGCCTCTGTACGAGAAAATCGCACAGGCATTTAAGCAGGCTGCCGCAGAGCTGGGGATCGCTATCGAATGGGGCGGGGACTGGAAAACGCTGAAAGACGGACCTCACTTTCAGCTGAAGCGATAAGTAAAACAAAACCCCGGCTGGGGGAACAGTCCGGGGTTTTTAGTTTTCACGTCAAAGGGGAAATTGTGATTAGTGAGTAGGGAGAAAATCCTCGTGGGAAAGTATAAAAGATTCTTTTTGAGGTTGTCCATTATGAAAGGTATTGAAATGGAAACTCCCGCGAGCCTTGATTTGACAAGGGCTGCGGCCTTTGCAATTCGCCTTGTGGCGGTCGCTGTTCTGATTTGGGCTGTGCGTTGGTGGTGATATGGCGCGAAAACACTGGACACACAGAATGCCGCGAACGGCGGTGAAACGGGCACTGGTAGCGATACTGGTGCCTTTTTTATTGGTGGGGTGCGTCAGCCTGGATAAGGCGCGCCAGCTTTTCGATACCGCGTCTCAGGTCTGTGAAATTGTCGACGGTGTTCGGCAGTGTCTGCAGAACTGATCGCCTGTAAGAGCAGAATATTTTGCTGAAAAATGAAGGGTGCGTCAGCGTCCGGAAAGCATGAAATTCTGCTGCGTGTGCCAATTTTATCTTATTCATTCTAAATCTTGCCGAATCAAGATGAACTTTGATCAACTGCCCGGCGGCAAGGGGCATTAAAACAGGAGAAAATTATGTGGAAACCTACAGGTGATAAGTTAATCACCGCGTTGATTGACGGCAAGCCACAATACTTACGCA